GAAAAAATAAAAGAGAATGATGGCTTGAACTTTCTATTAAATTATGTCCCCGAGATAGATAGCAATAACGCCGATAAACAGGAAGCGCGAGAATACAAAACGAATTATGCCGAAGTACCTCGCGTAATAGAAACATAGCTTCGCTGCCTTCGCTGCCTTTGCTGCCTTCGCTGCCTTCGCTGTCTTAGACAAGTCTTAGAGAATTGTATTTTTTAATTATATCTTGCTTTGATATGCTGAGAGGACCTATATTATTTTCTTTGTTAAATCTGATACTATTTAATTTGCCCAGCAATCCGCCCAGCAATTTGCTAATATCCCCTGTTGCTGAATTTATTTTAATGAACCAGTGCGTATTGGTGTTATCGCTTTCTTCGCGCAATTTAACGAATCCTATCTTGGAACCGACGCGTCTTATAGATATATCAGAGTTCTCTTTTTTATCAAATGAATACCATGAAGCCGGAGTAATTTTTACAGCAACCCTTCGCGCCCTATTCTTCCTTATCCATATTTGAAAAACCGTTTTTATATTTTTAGGGATGCCTAAGTGCGTGAAAGAATTGGGGGCGAGGACTGTTTGATATACAAGATGATAATTAGGAGGGAATGATTTTTGCAAGCTCGCTTTCTTGAAACTTATAGGTAATATAAAGGATATGCTCCTTGCCTTTAGAATATTTGTAGCGTGCTTGATGAACGCTATTGCCTTTGAAGATTTATTACCAAAAGGCGGATTGCCTATGATATGACATCCGGAGCTGGCCACATTACAATCTTCAATGCGCAGCTCTAAGAAATCCTTTTTAATTATCTCTTCATTTTCAGGTTTAATATCATAAAACCTGTGATTATTTGAGAGCATTTTAATAATATTTATGAAAGCTCCATTACCAGCACTCGGCTCTATTATTAGCTCCTTTTTATCAATATCAAGATGTTTTTTGATAGCATCATAGCATACCCCTACAATATCTTTATTTGTATAGAACTTATCAAGATTTAGATGCTTATCAGCCATCCTTTATATATCTATTATCTATTATCTATAAAAATATAAAAAACATAAAAAACATAAAAAACATAAAAATATAAAAACATATATATACCTATACATACCTATATATACCTATATATACCTATATATACCTATATATAGACCATACAAACTAAATCTACCCTATTTAATCGGCATTTACGAGCCCAGTCTCGAGCCCAGCCTCGAGCCGAGCCTTGAATTCGGGAGTTTCAGAGTAAGATCTCCACTCATCGGCCAACTTGGAAACTTTTTCAATATTTGAAAGCTCAGGGAACTCTTCGTGAATCCTAACATTTTCACGCATCCAAAATTCTACATACATCTTGTGCTCTTGGTTAATCCTTTCCTTGTTAATCAAAAGATAGCTGACATAATCTGCGGACATTATTCTAATAAGGTTCTTATGTAAAACTTAGAAAAGGCTTTTGAAACTTTGTAGCTGCGGTTTAGCGACCGGCTTGGCTTTTGACTGCGATAGTAATAATTTTGATATTTCTTGGTTTCAATTTTTATCTAAAAATTTTTAAATTCGAACATTTTTATCACAAGGGATAATAAAAAACATAAAATATATAAAGTTATTTTGATATTAAGATAATAAGGATATTACAAAGAGATACAAGCATCTATGTATCTCTCATCAATTAATACTTATGAAAAGGCATATATTTTGGGGTTAATTGTATTTAATATCAAAGAGGATTGTTCTGATAAGATTATTGTAGAAATCAATTTCAAGAAGGAAAAAATAAATAATTGCGAATATTATAAAAACATTGATAAAATTATTGAGAATTTCAAAAAGGTTGGTAATGTAAAGTTCAATTGTGATACGAATACTATTGAGCTCACTATATCAATTCCCTATATCATCAAAGATATCTTTGTTAAACACTTGGATCTATATCTAGTTAATACAAAACACTATGATTTATCTTTGTTTATGAATACAATCTATAATGCTGACAAAAACCTGTTGAATAACTTTTTAAAAGCATATATTGAAAAGAATGGCGAGATTGTCAATAACTGTCTCTATATTAAGCTATACAATTACAATACATTAAAAAAGATTACTGAAATCTATAAAATCCCTCATAAGGTCTTAAAAGAAGACAGAAGCGACAGCAGCGACAGCAGCGACAGCGACAAAGCAAACAAGGGTGAATTGTATGTATTGGAGTATAAAAATTCAAATATGATAGATTTTATGGGGCAAATATATGCGAATGGAACTGATATGGATGAGCTATATGTTAATGAAGACCTATACAATTTTTTGGGAAATCCAGAAGGCTTCCAAAATCCCTTGCTAAAAATCTATAAGGCGGATGCTGGTGCCGTGGTTCCTTCAAAGAATAATTATTCAGATGCCGGATTGGATCTGACGATTATAAAAGAGTATAAGAGGATGAATAGCGATACGGTGCTATATGATACGGGTATTAAATTGGAAATACCTAATGGTTATTATGTCGAAATTGTTCCCAGGAGTTCAATAAGCCGCTCGGGGTATATGCTTGCAAATAGCGTAGGTATCATAGACCAAGGATATACAGGCAATTTATATGTTGCTTTGCGAAAAATAAATAAGGATTGTGAGGATTTGGTTATGCCTTATAAATGTTGTCAAATTATTATGAAAAAACAAATATATCCTAAAATTGTTATAGAAGATTTAGTAAGAGCGGGCACAGGCTCCCATGGCGATTCAACTACATCGCGAGGATCTGGAGGTTTTGGAAGTACGGACGCTGCGCGAGCTATGCCGGCTATGCCGATCGAAACTAAAGTGAGAATCAAAGAGTAAATTATGAGAAAGACGGTCTGGTTGTCGGCTGGACGGACTGAAGGCATGTAATGTAGTATTAGAATATTCTGAGAGTATTATGAGCATTATTAGTATTGCGCGAATAGATTAGGGTAGATAGTAGGTAGATGGTAATAATAAGCAATATAGAATGATAGAATAATATATAATAGTTTTCATAGATTCCATTAATATCATAGTAATCTATATATTTGAACCAGAGGTTTCTTATGTGTTGATTATTAGAATAGTTGATAACGGCGCGAATGCAATTCTGTAATTCATCGGTAATTAATGACATTATCTAAAGCTATGTTCTGTCATTATATTTGGATGTAAATCAATTTTTTATATTCTTTCTAATGGTAGCGGCTAATAATTTTATTGTGTATTTCTTCGTATAGCTCCAAGGTATAATTTGCGAAGAACACATTTTTAGAGTAGGCTTCATTGCATATGAATATATTGCTATAGAGGTTTTTAATTTTTTCCCTAACAATTATGTTGTTGATTCCTACATTCCATAGATATAGCGAGGTTTTCTTGATCGGATATACGATGTTCAAATTGTTAATCAAATGATTCTGTATATTGTGCTCATTGATTATGTTGTTATCATTATAGATATTATTACAATCTATATTATATTTGCTAACACTATTTAATATTCGCCGGTTATCCTTGCTAATAAACTTGAATCTCAGCAAATTGTCTTTTGACAAGTTTAAAATGAGCGCCTTCGCGGTGGGAATCGTTTTATATTTTGCAATAAGTGTTATATTATTGTCGGGTTCAATAATAATATCGCGCACATCTGTATTAAACTTGATAATCACATTTTTACTGTATAAATATTCCAGCATCTTGTTTATGATTACATTGCAATCCTCATCTACTATGAAAAACTCGTTATTGCTATTAATCTCATTGTTAAACATGTATATTCCATACAAAGCCGAGATATTACAATAGATGTTGTCGTATTTATTAATATTTTTTTTGAGATAGCTGTAATCACTCTGAGATAACAGGGTATAACAGAGCTTATCAAATGTCTGCATATACAAAAACTTGGAAGGAATATGCTTAGCTTTTTGCGAGACGCTATTGATAATATACAACAGCTTTTCATTAAAACAGAGATTATAGCTGCTGTATTTAATAGACAGACGATTTAGCAATTGTATATAATGCGTATGCAGCTTATTGAATATCTTGTAATTTATGATTTCCTCACAACAAGAGCTATCCCTTTCAACTATAATAACATCAAGGCCATTGTCAACGCATTTCATAGCAGAATATAATCCTGAGAAATTGCAGCCGAGGATTATTATATTATTCATTTTGTATAGTAATTGTTAATAATTATAATATTTTATATTTTATATATATAATAAAACTCCCTAAGTTCGCGTATCATATAATATAATAAAAAAATATATATAAAATAACGGTGTATAAATATTTATAAATGCTATGGGGGCTAAATCTTCAAGACAATACACATATCAACAATATTATGAGGCGATGAAGAAGAGCGGACAAGCTGCTAATATAGATTTAAAAAATATTAATATGGACACGATAGACCCTTATGAAGTTTTCAATATATCCAAAAACTTCACTTGGAACGAGCTGAAAGAAACATATAGAAAGCTGGCGATAAGCACGCACCCAGATAAGCCTGGAGGCAACAAAGATATCTTTAATATAATTACATACTGCTTTGAAAAATTGGCTCTTGAATACAAAAAGCGCGAAAGCGACTTATCACATTCGGAGTTGAAAAAGCAGTCCAGCGATTTCTTTGATAAGATAGTTAACAACAAGATGCCTCACCCAAGCATCATCAATATGAACAGAGACAGAGGAAACGGCGGCGGCAGCAGCGGTGGCGGCAGCAGCGGTGGCGGCGATAGCAATAATGCTGAGCTATTTTCGCAAAAGTTCAATAGAAACTTTGAGAAATGCAAGGTATATGACGATGAAATGGAGTTCGGCTATGGGAAAAATATGGATGAATCATCAAAAGTCCGCGAGGACATTAAAATAGATAAGGTTATTAAAAAAAATAAGATAGATAACAAAAGCTTCAATGATATCTTTAATAGCAAAGTGCCTATTAATAAACAATTGGTAAAATATCAAGAACCTGAGCCTCTATTGCTGGCCAAAAGTCTCCAATTTACTGAATTAGGAAATAAGAGGCCCGACGATTATAGTAGCAGTAGTATAAAAAAAACAAACTCTCTATCATATTCAGATTATATGAAAGCCCACGAAGGGACACGATTAGTAGACACATCTATTATAAAAGATATGAAGGAGTTTAAGAGTGTCGAGGAATACGAACTATATCGCGATACTAAGGCGAAAGTTGAACTCAGCGCCAAAGAGCTTAAACAACAGGAACTCAAAAAACTGCGCGAAGAAAAAGAAGAACAGATGCGATTAGAGAGATTAAATAAATACGACAGAAACATAGAACTATCCTACGAAAAGGCAAATCGTCTCTTCATTCGATAAAGCTTGATATATCTAAGAAAAATAAAAATAAAAATAAAATAAAAAATGATATAATAGATATGACAGACATCATATCATATCATATAATGACGGAAGAGGTACGCGATGAAGGACTTGATAAGTTCTATACAATTCCGGCAATATCCGAGAAATGTTTAGAAAGAATTGGTTCCATTTATAAATGGTCGGAATGGGGGTTGGTAATAGAACCGAGTGCAGGAAATGGTAGTTTCCTTACAAGAATCCCGACCGCTAAGAAGATCGGAATTGATATTTCGCCAGAACACGACGATATCATCAAACAAGACTTTCTTACATACAATCCCACAACAAGCGACACAGGCGACACAGGCGACACAGGCAAGATTCTTGTTATTGGTAATCCTCCATTTGGTAGAGTTAGCTCTCTTGCTATCAAGTTCTTTAATCACGCTTCAAAATGGGCTGATGTAATCGCTTTCATTATTCCGAGAACATTTCGCCGTGTAAGTGTTCAAAATAAACTAAATGCGAGCTTTCACCTAATATTTGACGAAGAAATCCCAATGAAACCATGCTCTTTTAGCCCTCCTATGATGGCTAAATGTTGTTTCCAAATCTGGGAAAAAAGAGATACTAAGCGCCCTATTATAGAGCTTTCAACAAAACACGATGACTGGGATTTTTTAGGGTTCGGTCCAAAAGATGCAAAAGGACAACCAACTCCCCCTGAAGGAGCTGACTTTGCAATCCGTGCTTATGGCGGAAAATGCGGTGAAATTGTTGATACGGGACTTGAAATGCTAAGACCTAAAAGTTGGCATTGGATTAAATCAAAAATAAATAAAAATACTCTTATTGAACGATTTAACTCTCTTGATTATGCAGTGAGTCTTGATACAGCAAGACAAAACTCTATTGGAAGAGGAGAACTTGTTAGGGCATATAGCGAAATGTATGAGTGAGCTATAGATCGGATTCGGAAACTCTAAACTCTAATAATGCATTCCAGCATTCGTCATTGATAGTTGGGCGAATAGCATACTCTTTTATGGATAATTCATCATTTATAGAATCTTTCGTAATAATACCGTGTTCATTTATAGTTCCGTGAGCATAACCGCCATAAGAAACTACCAAATTTTTAATATCTGATTTTGGGACTTTGAAAATATATAGCTCACCTTCGGTTTTTACATTTTCCGGAGATAGATGATATGCTGTAAGTATATAAGTCTCGCAGTCGTGTGAAGGTCTAATTTGCACAAAATTGAATTTTTTATGAGTTGCCCCTCCGAGCGATACTTTAACTTCTGAGTTCTTTCCTTCCTTTGAACAGTCTCCAGTACAATCCTTTGCATTATTTTTACTATAGTTAAACTTTGTCCTAATGAACTTTTCGAGTAAAGGCCCGTATTGCTGCGCTGATACGCTGTGAATGATACAATAAGTATTTGCTTCTTTTACAGTAGCAAGTTTCATAATATGATATTCGTGATTTATCTTTGAAATACCAAGATGCTCTTCCAGCCTCTTTACGCGCTCTGATTTATCCATCTGCGGTAATATAGGCATATCTATTTTAACTTGCTGTTTTACATTTATATATGTTTCATTTCCCAAAGTTAAAGCAGTACCTAATCCAATACCTGATTTAGTACAGGTTCGTTTGTTATGTCCTATCTGCTTACACACAGAGCATTTATTCATATTTAATGTGTATTTATTGATGTTAGATTTAAACCCTTTGCTTTGGATTGCTAATTTCAGATGTAAAATATTAGCTGGTCTAATATGTAAAATATTAGCTGGTCTAATATGTAAAATATTAGCTGGTCTAATATATAGGCTATTATATAGCAGTGGTATCATTTTTTATCTGCTTTTAATTTTATTAGAATAATATATAATATTCATATACTACCGAGAGGCTACCGAGAGGCTACCGAGAGGCTACCGAGAGGCTACCGAGAGGCTCGCAAGATATTTTTGATATCATTATGATGTCTTAAAAAGAAACCAGATTTTTCTAAAAGTTGAAAATTAAAATTTGAGTACATCTCTTGATTTATTTTGTAATTTCTAAAAAACTTTTGAAATTTTTGAAAAAACAGAAAGATGTACTCAAATTTAAAAATGAAAAAATATAGATATTCCAGTGTCTCAATAACTGCTGTAATAATCTTAGTATTTTTATAATAATTATTGTGAGGCTATTGTTGGCTATTGTCAAGGCTATTGTCAAGGCTATAGAAAAGGCTACTGAGAGGCTATCGCGGGCTATTGTCGAGGTTATAGAAGGCTATCGCTGGCTATTGAGAGGCTATTTAGAATATTCAAGGGTATCAAGGGTATCAAGGGGATCAAGGAATGTTCTTGTAATTTTTTAGAATATCCAATATCTTGTCTTTGTTATTTTTAGTGTCCTCCCAGCCATTAGTAAAGAGTTCACGAGATTTATCTTTGTCTAAATACAGCAACTCTTTGCGTGTAAATTGTCGCCCCCACATAAATCGGTCTATATCTATGGTATTCTTTTTATTACTTTCAGCATGTATAGTACTTTTAACTTCCCCGTCTATATAAAAGCTACCTTTGTACTTTTTAGAGAAGGTGCTCCCTGATATGTAGGGGATATAAGAGCTACATAGACAGAAATCTATTAAATCATCAATATTATCAAAGTTGCCGTGCTTTTCGTTTTTCATATTATAGAGTTTATTTACATTTGTAGAAACTATAGATATCTTTTCAAGATTCAAAGGTTTTTTATCGGCATATCTGAGCTTCATATTTTTCCCAACATTATTTTGAAATATTCGCAAATCATTATGTAAGCATATTCGCGATACTTCCTTTCCTACTGAATAATCCCATATAGTATCGTGATTTGACATATCATCTTCCTGAGTATATAACAAGGAACACCATGCGCCCCCTGATATCCCTGTAATGTTATAATCTGGGATAGGTATATTGTTTTTAATGTATCCCACAACGCCTATGCTGTATGGTAAATATAACCCCGTCCCATATACATTAATATTAACAAAGGCTCTGCCTAACATACTTAAATTACATAACATCAAAGCTATCAATTTAATATAGCTACGCATTTTATTATTAGTAAATAAGATAAAAATAAGATAATAATGGGTAGGATAAGGAAGGCGGGCGATGAAGGCGGGCGATGAAGGCGGGCGATGAAGGCGGGCGATGAAGGCAGGCGAAGACGGGCGGCTATTCAGTGACTACTTTTCGCCACTTCTTTTTCTCTTCGGTTAAATCTCGTTTTCGCATATAATTAAAGAAAGCCGTTACATCAACTTCGTTGCCTACTGAGAAATAAGAGTTAAGCTCGCCAATACATCTCTCGTTCTTATGGATACATCCTAAAATAATGTTATTCATAATGTTTTTATAGCGGTCGGAGATAAAAGGCGGCTGATCAACGAGCCATTTAGCCTTAATATTCGCATACATTTCAGGAGAGACAACGAGCTCCTCTACGGCATCATTGTCATATTTGATATTAATAACAACCCTTTTATCGGCGTTTTCTTCTGTGGTATCAAATATTTCCAAAGATACTATCTCATTATTTGCATATTCCATTTTAATATATATAAATATAAAGATATATTTATATGATAACTGTAACTGATGAAAATAATATGAAATATTATGATTTAATTATATTAGGCGCAGGCCCTTCAGGATTAGCATTAGCCCATGTATCAAGTAGCATATATAGAAATATCTTAGTAATTGATAAAGAGCAAGAAATCGGCGGAATCCATCGTGTAAAAAGAGATTACCATGGAACATATAGCGAGTGTGGCCCTCGCATCTATATGACAGCCTTTTATAATTTTATGGATATTATTAGAGATATCGGGATTGATTACAAGGATATATTCACAAAATATAAATATAATTTTATTACAAACCTATTATTCAGAAATGGTCTAAGCATATATGAAAAATATATACTGTTATGCGCCTATTGTAAATATATGTTAAATGATAATTACGGAAAAACGACGATCCTGTATGATTACCTGATATTTTATAAGTTTTCCACGAGTTCGATAGATATTATAGACAATATCTGCGTATATATAGATGAAGGCAATAGTAAAACATACAGCTTAAACAAGTTCATCAAGCTCTATGATATCCTATTTAATAGCAAAATACTGGTATCATCTAAGCCACAAGACTACTTTTTATTTAATGTATGGAAAAAGTATTTAGAAAACAGAGGCGTCTCATTTATTCTTTCGGATAGTATTAAAAACATCAATTTAATTGATAATAGCGTATCGTGCGTGGAGCTATATAGTGGCGAAAATTATGGCTGTGTTAATCTTATCCTCGCAGTCCCTCCGACAGCACTAGTAAAACTCTTAAATAATGTTAATAATGAAAATAATGATTTAAAATATGCTTTTGGTGATTATGGAGAGATTGAAAGGTGGAAAGAAAATACCAAATATAAAAATGTCATATGTATAACTTATCGTTTTAAAGATTATATAGAAATGATGCCCCATAATGGTCTTGTGTTAATAACCGAATGGGGAATAACCGCTTTAAACATATCAGAATACTGCGAAAAAATAGAGAATAGCAACTATCCTATATTGAGTGTTATGGTAACACAATGCGATACGCGCAGCTCTTATAATAATAAGACGGCGAATGAGTGTTGTGACGAGAACGAATTGATAAAAGAAGTATATAGGCAATTGAGGATATCGTATATAAATTATATAGATGCCGAATATTATGCTATTATAAATCCGAATAATTATTATGATGAGAAAAATAAAAGATGGAAATGCGATGATAATGCGTATTATAATGCGTTTGCTGAAAATTATATAGCATTTAAGAGTAATAGTATTGAAAACCTCTATAATCTCGGGACACACAATGGAAAAAGCTATATTCCATTTAATAGCATAGAAAGCGCTATATCAAATGGAATAGCTCTGGGACGCGAGCTATACCCTGATGTTATGAGAAAATACTATGTAAGGCGAGGAATATACGGAAAGGATATAGTCATATTAGGCATAATGATATTATACGCCACAATAATTTATTATAGTATATTATAATAGATAATAGATAATAGATAATATACTATAAAATGGAAAGAGGAATAATTATGTTATTACATTCAGTTATAATTGGCTTAATACTTTATATTTTGATGGTTTTCGTATTTAAGCAAAAAGAAGCCGTCGCGGAAAACCGTAGCATTCTAATATCAGCCGTAATATTAATCTATATGATATTATTCGGTCATGGTGTCCCCGACAAACTAAATAGCAACTTGTGATAGCCTAAGAGACCCTACGAGACTCTATGAGACTCTATGAGACAAGGGAATATGAGAGCATATATGCATTTTTATTTTTTTCTAAAAAATTATCAACTCGTGATATATTAGTATCGTCGTATAATAAGAAGCTTCCGTCGGTTTCGCAAATTGCCGTATAATGTCCGCCATAAGTATTGCCGCTATGTAAGGCCATAGATGCAAGCTTATAATTCTTATCATTTTCCAAATCAAATAGTACGGTTCCTTTATCAAAGCATATATTTGGGTTAATATCTACGGGCGTATCATTCTTAATATTGGGATTAATAAAGCGGTTAATGATTACAAAGAGGATATCAGGCAATCTCCATATTTTCGTAGATTTGATGTAATCCGTTTTACAGTTGCATTTATCACATATCCAATCGCCATTATAGTTATCGTCTATAAATAATTGGCGTATCATACTGACTATGTTGATATTTTGCGAGTTTTCCGGAATATTCAAATAGAGTGCGTAGAATGGTTCAAAGTTGAAAAGCGAATTATTACAATTCCTGCAAGTAGTAATATTGAGAATGAATCCTTGGGTTATTTGTTGCCATCTGGATATCTTGTTTTCGTTGTGTTGTATATAGCCGTGCGCGAACTTATCGCTAAGAAAATGGCTGCTAACAAGGGCATTTTTATAATCCGGTTCGGTATCATAAGCTACGCCGTTTATTATATTTTTGTTATTTAATTTTAAATTATCAAAATCTAATATTAAATTATAGTATCTCTCTTCTTTATTGATTTCGCTTATTATTTGCTGGTTAATAAATATCCATAGCTCGGTAATATCAATTTGTTCCCCGTAATTAAAAATATTACCAAAAATACTGTAGAGCTTGGCTACTAACTTTTTTGGAACAATAGATTTATTATTTATATGCATTAAAACGAGCACCTCTTTTAAATTAGTTAATAAAGAGTTCTCATCTATATCGTAATTTATTATAGTATCTCGCATTAAATCATTTCGGCATATTATCTGTATTAAACTATTTATAGCACAGGTGAATCCCAGATTCGCCAATCCTTGCATTAATATATTATATAGCCTAACTAATATTTATATCTTATATTAGTAGATAATGGCAAAAAAAGAATCAAAATCCAAAACTAAATCCGGCTCTAAAACCAAATCAAATGCAAAGAAAGGCTCCAGAGGCTCTAATAATGCCGATGAATTAAAAATGATTAAATCGCCCTTAACAGAGGCATTTAATAATAGAGATCTAATTGCGAAGAGCGTAGGCGATACTATTAGAAATTTTCTGATTTTAAATGTAATAATAGGTATCGTAATATTAGTTATAAATGTTTATGCTATATTATGGATTCATAAGTTAGATACTATAAATTGCGCTTGTAGCGAAAGCTATATGCGCGCATATATTAAATATTATTTATATGTATTTATCCCATTCATATGTATCGATATTTTAACGAGTTTATATATATTAACTACGAATACATCTATATTAGACTTGGCTAATAATACACTATATAATATTTACAGAAATATCAGAGCAGTTTTCAGCATATTTACAATTGTCAATATTGTTATTGTTATAATATTTATCAATAAATTAAAAGAAATAAATTGCGAATGTAGCGAGGATATAGTAAGAGAAGTTTATTGGATTTATAACATTGTATTAGCTTGCTACTTATGCGTTGCATTTTTAATAATAATCGTAGGCATGATAATGATATTTACAAACTCATCTTCTATGAGACTATCTCGGGCCTAATCAAGCTCTTCAACAGCCACATTCTTTTTATCAGTAGCTTCTCCGGCTTCGCCTGCCTCATCAGTATCATCGCCGTCTTCGCCGTCTTCGCCTCCTTCTTCGTCCTCGTCATTCTCATCAACGCCAGGCATACCGCCAGGCATACCTCCAGGCATACCTCCAGGCATACCTCCAGGAGGAGCTCCTTGACTATATAGCTTCTGCATTAGAGGATTTACCTTCTCCTCGAGCTCCTTTTGCTTGTTTTTATAGACTTCAACATCAGAACTCTTGTTTTCTTCAAACCACTTGAGGCCTTCGTCAATGATAGGGTCAAGCTCCTTCTTAACCTCGTCTAAAATTGGAGGCGAATCCGTGCGTTTAGTCATAGAGTTTCGTAGGTTATATAGATAATTTTCAAGAGCATTCTTTGTCTCAATCAGCTCCTTTTGTTTATTATCCTCATTCTTGTATTCCTCGGCCTTCTTAATCATCTCCTCGATCTGCTCTTTTGACAATCGCCCCTTATCATTTGTAATAGTGATGTTATTAGTTTTCTTAGTAGATTTCTCTTCAGCCGTGATATTCATAATACCATTTGCATCAACATCAAAGGATACCTCAATTTGCGCTTGACCACGAGGCATAGGTGGAATACCATCAAGATGGAAACTCCCGAGCAGATTGTTGTCCTTAGTAAATCCACGCTCGCCCTCATAAATCTTGATATCAACACCCGGCTGATTATCAGAATATGTAGAAAACACCTGCGATTTCTTAGTAGGGATAGTAGTGTTGCGCTCGATGATCTTGGTCATGACACCGCCAGCAGTCTCAATACCCAGCGAAAGAGGAGCAACATCAAGAAGAAGCAACTCATTCGTCTTGCTATTTCCTTGACCCGTTAGGATAGATGCTTGAACCGCCGCACCATAGGCAATCGCTTCATCGGGATTTAGGGATTTATTCAATTGCTTTCCGTGGAAATATCCAGATAGCAGCTCTTGAACGCGAGGAATACGAGTAGTACCACCTACCAACACAATCTCATCGATATCACCTTTGCCCATCTTGGCGTCTTTTAGAAGACGGTCGAGCGGCTCAAGTGTTCGCTGGAAAACTTTATCGGCAAGCGATTCAAACTTGGCGCGAGTCAGAGTAGTATTATAATCAACGCCGTCAATTAGAGAATCTACCTCAATCGTAGTCGTAGTAGCCGAAGACAAATTCTTTTTGGCTTTTTCTGCGGCAATATTGAGACGCTTGAGAGCACGAGCATTTTCGCGCACATTCTTCTTATGCTTCTTATTGATTTCATCGCATAGATAATCGACGATAATATTATCAATATCAGAGCCGCCGAGATGAGTATCGCCACCCGTTGCTTTTACCTCAAAAATACCACCGTCAAGTGTGAGAATAGAGACATCGTGAGTACCACCACCACAATCAAACACGAGGATATTGCGCTCCTTTTTATCGTCCGTCTTATCCAACCCATAGGCAATCGCGGCTGCAGTAGGCTCGTTGATAATGCGAAGAACTTCGAGGCCGGCAATAGCCCCAGCGTCCTTCGTCGCCTGCCTTTGCGAATCATTGAAATATGCAGGCACAGTAATAACAACCTTTTTCAAAGGATGACCCAAGAATGATTCTGTAGTTTCCTTGAGGCGTTGAATTACCATCGCCGAAATCTCCTCGGGGTGAAAGCTCTTATCTTCTTTCTTATATTTAACATTAATCAAAGGCTTGTTATTAGCATCGCCCGTTACATTAAAAGACCATAGTTTAATATCCTCTTGAACCACACTGTCATTAAACTTCCTACCAATAAGGCGCTTAGTGTCATATACAGTATTCTTGGGATTCATAGTTGATTGATTTTTTGCCGCGTCGCCTACAAGTTTCTCTTCATCACTAAATGATACATATGATGGGATGATGCGAGAGCCGGTTTGAGTATCTGGGATAATTTCAACCCTGTCGTTAATCCAGATAGCAGCACAACTTGTAGTAGTACCAATATCAAAACCCGCGGCAATATCTTTGCAATCTGTCATTATACCTGTTATTCTTTTTTCTTATACATATATTATATGTAAAATCTTTATATATTTTTCATATATTTTCATATATTTTTAGATATTTTTAGATATTTTTAGATATTTATATTAGCATAATGAAGATATTTATTAGAGTTAGATAATAGTATAGCGTGATTGTAATTGTAAAAATAAAATAATAATATATTATAAAGGCGTCTTCGTTATTATTATAAGCTATGATAGTAGATTTAAATAATACTTCAGATTATGATAAACAAATTATATATTTAGATTCAAGGAATGGGATATTTCCCAATAAAAACGAGTTCAGCTTTAATATTAAGTTTGACGAAAAAATAAAGAACCTGACAAGCGTTAAAATAATAGAGAGTTCGCTTGTATTGAACGGAAAGCTCGGTTTAAAATGGGAATATGTGGGGACTACAGCGCCTTCTGGAGACAAAATAACGAATACTGCTCTTACAACATTTCTTGATTACGCCAATACAGAAATAACACCAGCACAATACAAAGATTTTAATGTAGAAGGAGTTCATACTAATAATCATATAATACTTGCCACAGATTATGTAGAATTAGTTCCGGGTCTAATGTGGAGCAATGTTGGTTTTACGCAACCTAATGATAATACTACAGAATATGTTAATACAAATTTAAATTCCAAATTATTGGAAAAATATTGTGCGAATGAAGCGGTAATAAATCTGAAGAGAGCCGAATATAACAGCTATATCGTAGGCAATTCGGCACCAGCAATAACCAATTTTTCCAAATTAATCCCTGGTGTATATTGGGAAAAATCTACGACTGCAAACACGGATCAGGGTGCAACTCTAATAAAAACGCTTAATAATGGAAATGCTCTGAGAAACACCTTTATTAACGCGAGCGATACAACAAAAATAGAGATTACAAAGGAACAGCTGCTGACTATAACGAAGTCTAATTTAGTATCGGGCAACTATATTAGCATTCCTATAAATGATACTGATACATACTATTATATTCCTAAAACTATATATTTTAAAACTGCGATTTTATATTTTAAACCTGTAAGAAGAATAACATATAACAGCACATTCTATGTTGAATTAAATAACTATGACAGAGTTCATTCTTATATTAACAAATATGATTCTTGTAATACTGTAGTTAATTATAATACAGTGAAGTTTTTTGATACCCTAAATTACGCCGGGACGACCGAATCAAGCTTGGTATTATACAAGATTAAGAACTACTATTCTCTCGCAAGTTCCAATTGGACCGATCCGACAGTTTATATATTAAATCCGCCCGAAACATCTTGCAATAGATTTACAATAACTATAAGAGACAAGGACTTTAATATATTAAAGTTCGGTGATTATTTAAATGAAGAATCCTTCAATATGACAATATGTGCCTATACTATCAAAAAAAATATATATGGATAATTGAATATAATATATTTACTTGTAGAGATGATGAAATTGAATGTTATTAATAATTACAAAACGATTTATTATAACTTCCTCGTATCATTTTATCTATGTTTAAACAGTGTATTACCATATTATGACGATGTTATTATTAGCCTTCAAAGCCAGGCTATTAAACTGCTTATTGACAACGATACATTGAATATGAAAAAAGTTAAAAAGATTAGAATGATTGAGTTTATTGACAGTCTCGACAAAAGCGATAAGATTATTCTTGACAAAGAAAAGGATATTATATTGATTGATTACTTTATTTACGAATGCCGAGATGAAAGCACCTGTACCGAAAGTAACGAAAGTAACGAAAGTACCGAATCAGATCCCGATAGTAATACAAATGAAGCAGGAGCCAAAGACAGTAGAAGAACAAGTAGCGATAGCGACCCTGACAAAGACCCATATGAGCCTCGTAAGAAAAAGAGCAGAATTGACAATAATTACACTCCTCTCCCGACAGGTCAGACAGGTCAGACAGGCCCGACAGGTCAGACAGGCCCGACAGGTCAGACAGGCCATATGAAAGATAAGGACGATTATTATAATTTGGGTGTATGTGCGGTATCAGCGACAGCCGCTGCTGCCGCTAAGTATCTGATAGAAGATTCTGAGAGCAATTCAGCAGATACCGCAGATACCGCAGATACCGCAGATACAGCAGATACCGATGAAGATGGATACGAATTAGATAAAGAGATTGATGCGAGTATTAGAAATATTATTCAACAAATAATATATGATAAAAATAAGGACGATTAGACTACGAGGGAATGGCTGAAGATTTTAGAGATAGTCAAGGGTCAATCTTTTGTTCCAGATATTTTTTAATTCGTTTTCATAATCAATGTCGCCATAGCAGTTTTTCATAAGCCTTTCATTAAGATTATCTTTTATTTTACTTCCTATTATATTATTTTCATACTGATTAATATAATAGATGTTCTCAGATGCCGCAACATTATTGTTGTAATATATCTTATTTTTGATATAATTATAGTATAAGAAATATAGACAAGTGTCTATACTTCCTAATGTAAAATTATTTTTAAAGGTAGTTGAAAAACACTGGTCTTTTATTTCAATAATTCTTATTATATTGAAGGCCTGTTTAGTATCCTTATTTATTATAGTTATATCATATTCTCTATATTTATTATAATTATTGACGCCCCTTTTAATAACCTTGATATCATATTTGCTATCACTCATATTTAATAAACTCCTGATATCTTTATAGGCCTCTATGATATTCTTGACTAATACTGTGATATATATAGAGTTCTCTGTCAAACGATAACAACAGAATGAACAGTTATTATAAATCTTGATAGAATAGCTGTCTATAATAGGCATCTTGCTATCTTTCACATATTCAAGTAGCTTTTTAACAATTTCAGAGTACTCTTTTTTAATCGGAATGCATTTTAATACATCCTTGCTGTTTTCGGTAGGATAAAACTTATTAACGAGTTCCATGCGATTATAAAGCTTTTCCCATCTAAATCCCGATTGTATCGGTCTTGCTAATTCAAAATACAGATTCTCTTTAATCATTTCTATAGGTATAATTTTATACTTATCCTTGTAATATTTCAGAGCGCTTTTATTACTTTTAATATGATTAGATAAAATATCAAAAATCGTAGGTTCTAAAAATGTGATATCAAAGAATTGCTTACCGTACACAGATATCTTATAAGTATTTTGATGAATTGCCCTCTTGATTTTGATATATTTATATCCGCCTTTCTTAATTAAATTAGCGAGTTCATAAGCATCTTCTACGGGATTTTTAGAAAAACAATCATAATCATTTATAGTATATTCTTTATAAAACCTATATTTCTTAGGCAATATCAAGTTGATTACCAGACCGCCATAAAGTATGAGATTTTTCTTTATAATAAACTTAGAAATAAGCTTAATAACGCTGTTATATTCCGTATATAATTCTTTCAACTTTTTTATTTCAATATCCTTAATAATTTTATTAATAGTTATAGATGACATAATCTATTTTTAATAAATATATTAAAAATAATTTACTCATTCATAATTACAGAAGCCTCGGCCATTTTCTTGGCTTTAGTGGGTTTCTTGGCTTTCGCCGGCTTCTTATTTTTGTATGGAATCTCATCATTTAACATAGCGCGATTCAAATAAACCTTTTTACCGTGCTTGTTAATATAAAATTTGCCTTTTTTAGGTCCGGTATAAACCTTAGTGCTTCCGCCATCTACTAATATCTGCATCTTATCTTAATATTTTTCTATATTTCTATATATAATAAATATTTTATTTTACATCTTCATATTCTCTATAAGCAAACTTAGGCATTATACTTCCTACCTGCGTATTCTCAATAGCCTCTCGTAAATCCGTGCCTTCTGCACTTAAATATATAGGATTTACTATCTGTTTTGTGCCGTATGAACATACATTCGGCCTATATGCAGAATCTCCTCTATATTGTTGTTTATAATTGATAGGCTCATATATTCTCTCGGGCATTATTTGCGTATGTTGCTCTCCGTCACTATCCGCGTATTCAACGACTCTACCTCCCCCTATACTATTATATAAATCATCCGTAGAATATACCGGCGCATTTATGTTAGAGCTATCGGCTCCAGAGCTATCGGCTCCAGCAATTCGCGTATTTACCCCTGATAAATAATAATTAGAAGATCCGGCAGC